CCCTTTTGATTTTGTTACTAGTACACCTACCCCTTGTCCGAATTTTTAAGAAACTTATTGAATTGATCTTCATAAAAAGAATATGGAAACAGGAGAAATCAAAAAATACTACGAATGGAACACTACCTCTCGAGCTGGGAGAGTAGAAGTTTACTTAGCTGAAGACGATAATACAATCTATTTTGAATCGGGACAAATGGTTCCTAAAGATAGAATTGATATGGATTTGAGACAGATAGATGAAGTTATCTATAATCAAAAGTCTCAATTTCAATCAAATGAAACAGCACCTAACATATTAGATCAAACTACGGATTGGAATGCTATTTTAGGAAATGATCCAGCTCTCTTACAACAACTAAATGAAAGACCGGTAGAACAACCTACGATTGTAGCACCGGTTCAAATAGTAGCAGAACAGAATCCTATAAAAATTATTCTCGATAAACAAAAGAAGACTCAAAAACTTACACTACTCATCGACTTCGAATTGGAAGTTCCTACGAGTAAAGTTCTTGAGCTTTTGGACGTTATGTTTGATAGAGAAGAAGTCATCAATGAAATCATTAAGTCTGCTACTGAAAAAATAAACACTCCAGCAGTAACCGACAAATTAACAGAGTCTATCAAAGAAAAGATAGAATCATTATTTGTAGGTGAAGAAAATGATGACATCAAAAATGAAATGCAGACTAGTTGACAACCCATACGTTGACAAAAATTTTCAAATCGAATTCGAATCTATAAGTGAAATTGAAGACTTAAAAAATAGTCTACAGTCCATGTTAAAATACTTTACAATGTGTAAAGAAGACGGTGAAGAAATTCCACCGCTGATATATAAAATCTCTGATAAATTAATAACTTCTAAAAAGAAAAAATAATGAAAAGACCACAAACACAAGCAAGAGCTCAAAGACGTTTATATGAGCGATTCCTCAAAAAATTCAATCCTACTGCTTACAAAGAATGGAAAGCTGGAGTACAAGAAAGAGGAGCTAAATTACACGCTCAAAACGAAGATGCAGTTCGTAAAGCTGAAGAAGCCAAATACGAAGAAATTCAAACTGCTATGATTCAATCAATGAAAGCTGAAGGTAAATCATCAGAAGAAATTGATGCACATATTGCTGAATGGGTTCAAACAATTAAAGTTTGGGGTTCTAAAGAGCGTCCTGCACGTTTAAGAGAAATCAGAAGAGAAAACCGCCTAGCAGAAAATTCAGTATCGTAATGATTAAAATTGAATTGAGTAATGCTTCCAATGGCGTGATTAAAAAAGTAATCGACACTCATTCAAATCAAGATTCTAGCGAAAACTTAAAAGTATACGAGATCGAACCAGAGGACAAACCTGATTCTTTTCTTGGCATCATCGAATTATTAGAAGATGTCAGTTCAGATTTAGGATTGGACTTGGGTTCCGATTTCGAATCGCTACAATTGAAGATGTATCTTGATTGGGGAGAAAAATATGTACCTTCTTTAGTAGAAGTCGATGACCGAATCAAAGGTTTATCTGCACAGATAAAACATTTGAAAGAGGTGAAGAAGGGGTTAATAGAGAATGCCAATAATGTCTAAGAACGTATTCATAGTAAGATGTGATCGAGAAACTTTTGAAAATAGTTTTACACGTAAAAAGAATTCTGATATCATCAATCACTATGAGATTCATCAAAAATTAACGAATAACGATTCATCAAAAACTCCACCGAGTGATGAGATAGTTAATTATCAAATAGTCAAGAGATTAAATAGTTTTAGAGAATGCAGAAAAACCGAATTCGTATTTGTTCTTAGAGAGAAGATAGATCAAAATTTTATCATCCGTCTTAAAGACTTTTTCGGAGAATGTTTTGTGCCTGTTTTCTATCATCTATTAGTTGATAAAGAAGTAAAAGATAAAAAACTGATTAAAGAATTCAATACAGTTTCTCTACTCGATCATGATAAAAACTCAAATTCTTGATAAGAAGAGTATATGCCATGCTTTACTTACATCTAACTCCGACCCAGAAACAATCATCCCAGTCAAAGGGATAATAGAAGATGTCTTCTTTGAAGAAGATATTCCTGTCTATCATATTCGTATCATCAAATTCTATGATGGTATACATTTTCTTAAAACTGCCTTTATCGGCAAACCTTTCCTTACAAATTATCGAGGCAAACCTAAGCCTCTTACTCTACCGAAAGAAATAAAGACTATAGTCGAAATGGAGAATTGGCTTGGAGAAAAATCCAGGTATCGATTTTGTGTAGAGTCAAATCTAGTAGTTCGTACTAAAATCGAGATGATGGATCTTTTCAATAAGATTCAAGAATATCTCATCCTACAAAAATTGAGATCGATTAAGAAAATCGTACTGAGAACTCCTTATGAAGGTGACCTCAAATTAAATTCAAATGCGGATTTTGATAATCGAATTAAAAGAGCATTTTCTGATCTATTTCCTACCGAAAAAGACACAGACTCTTTCATCGAAACGATAGGATGATATATAATAAAATAGTACCCACAAGATGGCAGATGTCAATTCAGATCCTAACTTACTACAAAAAGATGATGTAATATCGTCTAGAGTTGGTGCATTTTATAATGTAGATGATCTTGATTTTCCTGGTCCTAAGGCCGTAGAAGACAAGAAAACGAAAGAACAATTTAAGGGTATTGACAGAAAGGCTAAGCCTTCTATCTTCAATAGATATTCACTGTTCTTCTTCAATAACCAACAGAGTGGTTCACCTATACATGAAGAGTATTACGATACACCTGGTCGTATTGGTGATGCTGAGTTACAGCGAGTTAGAAATGAACCTACTGCAAAGAATCTGATTGAATGGTCTAGAAAAGGAACTACGAATGCTGTTGAATATGCATGGGAAGACTTCCTTTGGTGTACGAATTATGGAATTGTACCAAACAATTATATGGTTACTTTAAGAAGATTCACTATTCCACCTGAAGATGACTTATTTGATATTGCTAAGAATGTGAATCCTGACATCGGAAGAATGATAACTTTCGTAGATGGAGAAACAAATAAGTGGGATACTGTAGGTTTGAAATGGTCACATAACGTTAACTTTAAAGAAATTGAAGCTGAACTTCAACAGAAAGAAAGTCAACCAGGTTATGGTAATGAAGCTGGAGCATTTGAAGGACTTCCTGGCGGTAATATGATTAAATCATTAGCTCAGGTTTCTGATACACAATCATCTAATGCACATAGATCTTCAAATCCAAATGCTAATGGATTCAATCCTTATGAAAATTCATCGGTTGTATTCGGTCCGATTGACGTTGTTGCAAAAACTAATTTAAGACAAAGAGGTTTAGAATTCTCGCAAGAAATAACTCTAGTTTTCGAATATCAGCTACGTTCTGTTGATGGAATCAATCCAAAAATTGCTATGATGGATTTGCTTTCCAACGTTATGATTTGTACTATGAATCGTGGTACATTCTGGGGTGGAGATATACGTTACTACGGAGGAAATCCTAGAAGAATGAAGCCAATCGGTGACCCTGCTAAGCTTGCAAGCGGTGACTATAAAGGTTACTTTGATTCTCTTATTTCGGGTATCTCTGGTAAACTAGATGGACTCTCAGGTGGTAAAGGCTTTACTAAAGAAGGAGCTATAAACATGGCCAAAAGTTTAGCTGGTAACTTGATGTCTAATATTGCAGGTGGTGCACTTGATAAAATGGGTCGTCCTGGAGTACAAGCAATTAACTCTCTACTTTCCGGTGAACCTACAGGTGAATGGCACGTAACTGTAGGAAATCCAGCAAATCCGATTATTTCAGTTGGAAATATGATACTCAATAAAACAGAAGTTGAATTGTACGGACCTTTAGGTTTTGATGACTTTCCTACCAAAGTTAAAGTTACATGTTCTCTAAAACCTGGAAGACCTAGAGATAGAACTGAAATTATGGGTATGTTTTCTCGTAACGGTAGAACATATCTAACAAATCCACCAGAAGCTACGAAGTACACAGGAAATAAAGCAAAAGGTGGTTATCAAAGCAAGAAAATGCCTTCAGGTGAATCCAAACATGATATCCTTAAAGAAGCTGACTTCCAATCGCTTCCAATTGATGTTATCAAAAACAGATTCCCGAATCATCCTTCTGCTATTACTACGCAAAGTGCAAAAGGAGTATACTAAAAACTAATTAAGAAAAAATGCATATACATCTCACAGATCTTAAAGCTGAAATGACTAAGGACGGAATTAAGATGATGGACTTTTTAGAAAATAACTTTAAAGTCTCTTATCAAGATCCAAACTTAGCAATAGCAAGAGTTTTTCTTATCGAAGAAAGACATCTTTGTAGACCTGATTTGATGTCATGGGAATCATATAATTCAGTTGATTATGTTGATATGATTCTAAAATTCAATCAAATATCGAATCCGTTTTCAATGGAGCTTTATGACTTTATTGTTATTCCTACATTAGAAGCAGGTTTAAGATTCTATCGTCAAGATAGAATGAAAACGTCTAAATTGATTAATGATACAAAGGCTTTATTCTTAGATCCGTCTAAAGCTAGTCAAAAAGATTTAGCAAGATTAAAGCAATTAGAAAAGATTGCAAAAAGAAGAGAAAATGGTGCAACCGAAATTAAGCCAACTAATCTTCTTAGAACTGGAGAAGTACCATACTCTACTGATGGTAATGTTGTTGTATATGCTCCATCCGTATCAGTCGGAACTAAAAACTCACAAGCAATTTAACCCAATATGAGTACATTTGAAAGAAGCATTGTTTCTATCATAGATCCTAAATTAAAAGTCGATCGAATTGAACAATCAGACACAGAATCAAAAGATTCTAGAGATTCAGCAGGAGATCTAGTGACTGAAGGTATTAGCACTAAGAACTCTTCTCGTCTAGGTGCATTTATGCCATTGGTAGTGATTAATACGACTAGATTTGACGCAGATAACATTTTGAATATGGTACTCGACACTACGAGTAAAATACCTCAACTAAGTATTAGTTTTTCTGATCCGAATGGTAAGCTTGCTTTAGATGCACCTACTGACGGAGATGTTATTTCTCTATATCTAAGAGCTCCAGATGAGGATAATCAAAAACCTATACGTATTGATTTCGATATCACCGATATTAGCGGTAGTCCTGAAGGTAGTATCTATAACATTAGCGGTATTATGAAAATTCCTGGCCTTTTAGCTGAGAAATGTTTAGACTTCCCTAAAGCTAGTTCTTTCGATCATATACAAAAAGTTTGCGAAGATCTACAAATTGGATTTGCTTCTAATGAAACTGCAACAGATGACCAAATGCACAGATTATGTGCTTTTGATACATATCACCATTTCATAGAAAAGACGGTAGATTATACTTACAAAGATGACGATTCTTTCTTTACTTGGTATATCGATCCTTATTACTATTTATGTTTAGTGAATGTCAATAAACAATTTAGTACAGAAGATAAAACAGAGGATATTAATATCAGTCAAGTTACACCTCCAAGTGGTATGAATCTAGAAGACAAAACTAAAGATTCGATTAAAGGTTCTTTGATTCTTACAAATAGAAATGATAGAGTCGGTACAAATATCTACATTGATAATTGGGCTTTAGATAATAAATCAGCATCAGTTTGGATCAAACAAGGCTACAAGAAACATAGTCAATATTTCGATATCGGTGATAATAATGAGACAGAATATGTTTCTACTTTCGTCGATCCACTAACTACTAAAGGAGTTGAAAATGATTTGATACTTCCAAAAGGTCGAAAAGGTGATGAATCGTATAAAGATCAAATGAAATATAAATGGTTAGGTAAACAATCAAATGAAAATGTACATGACAATTACATCTTTTCTAGATTGCTGAATAATCAAAACTTACAAGAGCTAAACAAAACTAAACTAGATATCGATTTAGCTGGAATGAATTTCTACATTTATAAATATATGAGAATTCCAGTTGAAATCTATGAAGGAGCTAATAAAGGTCCTGAAAGAATTGAGAAGCTAAAAGATAGAGACACTTCAATTGGAGAAGATGCAGGATACGATGCTCCACCTAACAATGACGAAGAATTAGAAGGTATCCGTCCTGACACAATTAAACCTACGAAGGAAACTATCGGTGGAGATCCTAGAGATCAAGTTAAAAACGAACAACTCTCAGGTTATTATGTAGTGAATTCCATTAATTATGTGTATCAACAACCAGGTCCAATAAAAATGAAAATAAGTTTAATTCGTAGAGAATGGCCTATTCCTGCTAAAAACAATAACAAATAATGCCAGCATCATTAACCAGCAATTTATATAAAGATCCAGGCCTTAATAAATTTAAGAAAACCAATCTGTACTATACATCAGAAAAATATCTGTTGTATCAAGATCCGACTTGGCTAGGGTTTAAGCTTCTATTCTTTTTTGATCAGCCTGAAAGTAGATTGCTCTATAGCGGTCCTAAAAAAGATACAGGAGACGGAACTCAAACTACTTCTGATTTGATTCCAAATACTGCATACACATATCTTAAGAATATAGGTGATGAAGCAAGAGCTGATTATTTGTCAAAGTTTGTAGATCATCTAAGAAATATCAATCAAATTACTCCTTGGTTCTTCCAAACGATCGAAGGTCTTGGTGATGCTTGGAAAAGAGGTTTTCAAGATGATGACTTTAAGTCTATGCTTCCTAAAGATAGAAAAATTACTATTGGATGCTTAGAATCAATTGATTTGAGAATGTCTGCTTTAATGGACTTTTACCGTAAAGCATGTTTCGATTGGAAATTTCGTAGAGAAATAGTGCCTTGGAATTTAAGAACTTTCTCAGTTTATATCTACATTTATGAGCTTCGAAATATCAATCGTTCTGGTATGCCTTCTCCTTCTGGAATGTTAGATTTGTCTAAAATGGCTGGTATTCCTGACATCAATGCAAGACAACAATTACTAAACGAGAATCTTCTCGGTAAAGATATTTTTGGAGATGATAGTGGAAAATCCCCACTTCAGAACTTAAAAGATAAAGCTGCATCTACTATAGCTGGAGTTAAAGACGGTGGATTGAAAGGAATTAAAAATGCTATAAGTCCTTCTGCAATGGGTAATGAGTCTTCCAATACTATCAATCCTTACATTAATAGATTTTTGTTTAAGTTCGATCATTGTGAATGGTTACCTGACGAATCTTCAGCAGCATTAGAAAAAGTTTCTGCTTCAGTGGATGCAGGGAATATGACTACACAAAAATTAGTTTTCACATATAGAGACGTAGAAGAAGTTAATCTATACAACATCTACTCGTCAGATAGATTTGTACAAGATTCTTTACTTCGTCTTTTAGATTCATCAGCATTAGATAATAAATCTCTTACAGGAGCACAAGAAAAAGGATCAAATGTTGCTCTTTATGGTAATTTAAAATCCGGTGCAGATCCTACAAAAATGTCTTATGGTTTGGATTCTGTTCTAAATGGAAAATATAACGCATTATTGCCATTTGCTTCTTTAGCAGCAGATAAATTAGAAAGACTTGTGAGTTCATTTGCTGGAAAACTTCTTATGGGTAATGTTTATGGATTCTCTGCTACTAATGTTTTAGGTGCTGCACAAGGTATATTAAGTGGAGATCCTACTGCAGTACTTAGAGGTGGAGAAGATATCATAAATACAATTTCTGGTAGCAAATCCCTAAGAAATAATACAAAAGACGTTGAAAGTCTAGGAAACATTTTCGATTAAATTCATATAATAGTAAGCGATGATAAATTCATATAGTGACGACCTACTTGCAACGACTTGGCTCGGTGAAGTTGTGGATATTGAAGATCCACAAAAAGTAGGACGTGTTAAAGTAAAAGTATACGGAAAATTTGACGATATCCCAGTTGAAAGTATTCCTTGGGCTTATCCAGGAAATAATCATACTGGAGGTGCTGCTTCAGGTGGCGGATTCTTCTCAGTTCCGAAGAAAGGTTCTATAGTTTCTGTGAAATTTGATATGGGAAACATCTATCATCCTGAGTACTTCTTTCAGCAGAAAATTTCAGATGAGGTTAAAGCAGAAATTAGCGAATCTTATCCTAATGCACATGTGATTGTTTACGATAATGTAACAGAAGGCTTTCTAAAAATATTCTTTACTGAAAAGAAAGGTTTAATGCTCGATTATAAACAAACTCAGATCAATATCAAACCAGATAAATCTATTGATATTCATACAGCTTCTGGTAAATCTAAAATTGAATTAGTAGATGATGGAACTCTGAATGTCACTCATGCTAGTAATATCAATATCAAGTCTGATGCTACAATCAATATTACTGCTAAGGCTGATATTAAAGCTAAATGTGTTAATGCAGACATAACTGCTTCTGCCAAAGCCATAGTTGATTCTCCTAAGATTGAATTAGGTAGAGGTGCAACTGAATCTGTAATCAAAGGTAATATTTTTGCTGATATCTTCGATAATCATATCCATCCTACACCTGCAGGTCCAAGTTCAAAACCTACCACATCTGCAAAACCTTCATTAAGTAACGTTTCTACAACTAAATAATTATGGCTTCTAATTGGTCTACTTTTCGCTCTAATCTGAAAGCAAAATTGGGTGTACCTAATCAAATGTCTATTTCAGAATTAGCAGATATTCATGCAACAGAATATGTTAATGCAGTAAAGACTGCTAAATTAGTAATGACATCTAGTAAAGCTACGATTGGAATTTCTAAAGGATCAGTAAAATCTGCGTATGAAGCTGCATTCACTAAGCTTCAAAAAGAAAACATTGAAATAACTCCTGACTATAAAGGTAACAATCCAAATCCTAACATTGAAAATTCGAGAAAGAAACTTGAAGATATTTTTGCACCAGTTGCAGCAGTGATATGTTCTGAGTGGTCTAAAGAAATTTTCACTCCAGCTACAGTTCCGCCTGGATATGTAGCTCCGACAGTAGGATATAAAGTAGCAGTTCCAGGAGATCCAGCAGCTCTTAAAAAAGATCTAGCAAGAGCTTTCTTTATAGCTCAAACCGAAACCAACCAAACAACAGCATTCAATGTATTTGTCACAGCTTTGATTTTAGCTTATACTGAGCATCTTCTTAAAATCGCAGGCACATTCACTGGACTCATACCCGCTTCCCCTTCACCCGTACCAGGGCCTCCGTTTCCTTTTATTGCTGTAGCATAAATTCATACCATTGATTGAGATATATAATCAAATAATCAAATACTATTTTATTCACCTCTAACAAACAAAAAAATGACTGAAGAAAATTACTTCAACGCCTCTGGCGAATTTGATTGGGACTTATTTGAAGCATCTGTTCCAAATCACAAAAAACACAACCCAAGAGTAAAAAGACATCCAGGTGATACATCTAAAGTTTTCTGTAGAGAGCCTTACGCTCAAGAACTTTACGAATTGTACAATGGATCTTTATCTCACTTAGTTGAACCTAAAACCGGTTCCGTAGTTGAAGGTAAAGTAGTTTCAATTAACAAAGATTATGCGATGGTCGACGTTAATTGGAGAGAAGACGCAATGATAGAATTGAGAAAGGAGAACCCTGAATTCCTCAAGTACATTCAACCTGGATTCCCGATCGAGGTACTCATTGAAAAAACTGGAACTACGCATGGTTCTAACTCATATAGCATTATTGCTTCATATTCTAAAAACATCGTAGCTAAGAAAAGAGAAGAATTACTTTCTTCTATCGGTAATCCGGTTGCTTACTTAGGTACAGTAAAAGAACTAATCCATGGTGGTTATTTCGTAGATGTTGCAGGAGTAGAATGTTTCATGCCAGGATCACTTGGTGGTATGAACAAATTGGTAAACTTCGAAGAGTTGATTGGAAAATCACTTTACGTTATGCCAATCAATTACTCGAAAGAGAAAAACTACATCGTTGTTTCTCATAGAGAATATCTTAAAGCCCTTGTACCACAAACTATTTCAGAATTACAAGCCGGAGTTGAATACGAAGGATTTGTTACTGGATGTAGTCGTCATGGTATCTTTGCCGAGTTTAATAGCTGCTTAACAGGTCTTATCTCTAGAAATGACATTCTCGCTGAGAATCTTGATAACTTCGACAATCAAAAGATTCGTCCAGGTGACGCAATCAAATTCTTCGTTAAAGAAGTTATCGATAACGACAAAATCGTTTTATCACAAAAACCTATCACAATTGAACCTTCAGCTTGGGATGATATCGAATCTCGATATAAAGTTCCTTCTACGGTAACAGGTAAAGTTAAGAAAATCGTAAGATACGGTGTATTCATCGAACTTGAACCAAAAATCGTAGGTCTCCTTCATAAATCACATTTAAGTGAAGATTATGAATTAGAAGTAGGTCAAGAAATTGACGTAAGAATCACAAAGATTGATAAAGAATCTAAAAAAGTTGATTTTGCTATGTAATCTTCTTGAATATATAAAGTAAAGAAGAAGGTATAAATGAATTTCAACTCACACACTCTATCAACTTTATTCGAGAAATCACTTATTCGTTTAACTGCCGATTTTGAATCAGATAAGAATCCAAGGTCGGCAGTTTCCGAATTGAGCAAAGAATTGAAGACTAAAGTTTCAGTTTCTGAGCCATCATCATATAATTTCCAGCTAAAAAGAACAGAAGACGGAATCTACCATTTGGAGACTCCTTTTATGTTATATAGAGACGCAAGATTAGTCATTATCAATCTATGTAAATGGATTGAGAGAAATGGAACAACTAGCAGAAATGATAATTTTTTCCTGGATTTGAAATTTTTAGATGAACAGAAAGGTCCTTTTAAAGGCACACTTTTTAACACTTCTACTAAGATAGACAACATTGACAAATTAAGATTCATTCTAGAATTTGACGAACAGAAAGTTTACAAAGCATTCCCTACTCGAAAAGATTCATTCAATTCACAAACAATCCTTCAGTTTGAGCCTACTCAGAAATTCATTCCTAAAGAGAATGAATCCGTAGACCCTAGAGTTTATTCGATGCCAACTACAAAAAATAGTGGTATCAATTTTGAAACTCTTAATGAAGGTTATTTGAGAATGCAATATATCGGTGGAGCTGGTTATGATAAAAAAGTAGAAGACATCCTATCAATACTTAATCAATTTTGTGTAACTGCTTGGGATTGTACAATTAATCGAGGATTCTCAAAAGACAATTTAATCACATTCGAAAAAGCTGTCTTAACTAGAAAGAAAATTCGAGATGCTTATTATGACTATGCAGTATTCAAACAGAATTTCCCTAAGATAGAATTTACGATAGATTTGGTTAATGCACCAAAAGTTCTCGAATCTTATTATAGCATTTTAAGAGATCGTATTTATGATATAGTATCGAATATGACAATTAAAGGTGGATTTGAATTGAATTATGACACAACATTGTCAGTATTCCAAATCAAAGAAGCTGATGTCTCATGTAGAAATATAGCTGGTGTCGAATTCATCAAATGTAAAATCCTTTACGGAACATTTACTAAATGTGACTTTTTTGATTGTGAGATTCAAGATGCAATATTAAATCAATGCAACTTATTCTTACATACACAAGCAAAAAGATGTAATCTTTATGATTCTTTTGCTAATAGAACAACTGAAATAATCAATTCAGAAATTGACGGTATTGGTGGAGTTCTAAACGGTAAAATGGAAGGTGGAATCTTCAAAAAAGGAAAGGTTGGTTTATTTGCTGACATCTCCCCGGAAACAACGGTTATACAATACCAGCCACTTAAAACTGGTTATGTTGTTGCAGGTGATCAGATCATCATACCGACAAAAAAATTTAATCAACTATAATGCCAACAATTGATAATTGCACACCAGGCGGATTAGGAATGACACAAGACGAATTTATCGCTACAATTCAACAAGAATTGAGCGTTGCTTGTGCATTGCCTTTCACAGTTCCTGTATCAGAGATTCAACGTATCATCAAGTATTCAGCGGATTGGTTCTATAAGAAATATGAAGATGCAGTAGAAGAAAGATATTATTTCATCTCTACGAATTTTTTCAAAACTGATCAATTTAAAAGAGACAGAACGGTAACTATGCCAGACTGTGTATTTTCGATTTGGGGTTTAAAGAAACTTAAAGAAGACTTTGCTAGATCAATGTCATTTGACGGTACTGCCGATTTTGGTATTGAACGTTTATTCTTATCTGACTCAGTTTCTATTGGTCAAGGTACAGAAAACTTAATGTACTACGTTTTAAATCTTTATTGGTTAGATGTTGCATCTCATGTAATCAATCATACCGTAAGTTTCAATTATAATCGTAACTCACATAGACTATTTATTGCAGGTGAAACTCCAGATAGAGATTGCGTTGCAATGTGTTATGTTAAAGTTCCACTAGAACATTTAATGAACGATGAAGTATTCTACAGATACGTAGTAGCTAAATGTAAAATTCAGCTTTCTCGTATTTTAGGTACATTCAATTTTAATTTGCCAGGAAACATTCAAATCAATTACGATTTGATTCGTTCTGAAGGTCAAGACGAAGTACAAAAAATTGAAGAAGAGATTAAAGCAGACGAAGGAATGGACTTCTTCTTTACATCTGGAGGATCTTAATTCCGAATAAATAATAAAGACCATGGCAATCGACATATATTTCAAGTTACAATCATATCCTTATTACGATCCAACGGAGATAGAGGTAATTGATTCCTTGGAGAATTTCTTGCAACAGTTAGAAATGATTCTCACAACACCTAAAGGTTCTCTTCTTGGAGATCCTGACTTCGGAGTGTCTTTAGATTCTTATCTATGGACTACCACTACAGGTGCTGGTGTAATTAAGCAAGATATCATAAATCAAGTAATCAAGTATGTTAACTTTGACGAATTCGGAAGTATTCCTTACGATATTCAAGTTAGTTTCTTGAAAGGTGAAGTATGGGATACGATAATCGTTGATATCTTAATCGACGGAACAAAAGTTGCTGGTTACGCAGTAGCACCATAAAAGTAAATCTAAAAATGAAATTTCTAGACCCAAGTAAAATATCGTTTAATCAAATCCAAGTAGCGGTTAGAGATTGGTTGATTGACACATATTCGCAATCATATTCAGTATTTGCGAAGTCATCTCCTTACGGACAAATTCTTGCAGTTATTCAAGAGTTTGCTCAGATGATGTTCTTCTATATTGAAGATTCATTAGTAGAATTAAACATCTACACGGCTACAAAACAAAGATCTATCTATGGATGGGCTAGACTAACAGGTCACAATCCTACTAGAGCTCTTTCTGCACAAGGTACATTGAACTTAAAGATAAAAGCTGGAGCAGATCTTCCAATTAATGCTACATACTTACTTCTTTTAGATCAAACTAAAATCTCATGTACTAACAATAACAAAAAATATTTCGTTCAATTAGGAAACTATAACGGAAGTTTAAGAATTGACTTAAAAAGTAAAGACGTTTTTCCGATTAAAATCGTACAAGGAGAGTTAGAAACTCAAGTTGTTACTGGTACAGGAAAAGAGCTACAATCATTCACTTTGATGTCTAAAGGATCTATCGAAAATGAAATGGTTTATGTTACTGTTAATGGAGAAAATTATGAAGTAGTTGATTCACTTTATGATATGCCTAAAGGACAAAAGCTTTGTATGGTTAAGACTGGAATTTCTGGTGGAATCGACTTATACTTTGGAAACGAAGATTATGGAGTTATTCCTCCACTAGGAGCTGCAATATCGGTAACATACGTTAAGTCTGACGGATTCCAAGGAAATATATTCTCGAAATCATCTTCAATCGAATTCAAATTCCTTGAATCCGGATTCGCAAATACTGGTGAAGAGGTTGACTTAAATAACGTTTTCGACATATATATCGAAAAATCTGTTCTTCTTGGAGCTGACGGTGAATCACCTGAATTGACTAAACTTATTGCACCTAAAACTAGTAGATCATATGTACTAGCAAACCCTGACAATTATATCAATTTCTTATCTAGATTCAATTACTCATATGTTAATGCTTATACTACACGTGATGATGATTATATTGCAGATGATAATGTCGTTTATCTGTTCTTGATTCCAGATATTTCTAGAAGATTGTCTCAGAACACAGATTATTACACAACACCACTGACTAATTTCTATTTGGATGAAGAAGAGAAAAATGCTTTAATCGACTTTATTGATATGAGTGGAAAACAAATCATATCTACAGAATTACAAGTTATCGATCCAATATTAACTAAATATGCTCTTAACATCTATTTGAGAATTTATGATACTATCGATCAACCTACATTGAAAAACGAAATCATCAATAAGGTTTCAGAATATTTATTGAAAGTTAATAGAAGAGATAAAATTCCAAAATCTGATATCATTGCAATGATCGAAGGTATTAAAGGAGTTGACTCGGTTAACATATCTTTCGTTTCTGAGAAAAATGAAAGAGCTATCATCGATGGATTCTACATACAAAACGTTAACACTATCGATAGAGTTAGAGGAATAACTGTGGTTACACAGAATCAAATTAATCTAACTCCAGGTGACGATCCAAATTTAGGTCTTGACGATTTTGGAGATATTCAAATTGGATTGAATGAAATGCCTGTTATCCGTGGTGGATTCTATGATAGATTTGGAAATTATTACGAAGACGGAATTAACTTGAATCAATACTGTTCTGTTAATCTAGTCATTAAAGATGTTATCCGTGAAACTCTTTCGGTTAAGATAATGAACTCAAATAAAGAATCCCTTAAGTAATGTATAAAGACTCGATATATAACAAAATGCTTCAAAGCTCGGAAAAGAGAATCTCGATGGGTTTTGATTATGCTACTAACGGTCTTATAGACAAATGGTTATCTCCATCAATGTACGGTAACCCTAGATTGTCTACATTCCTAAAAATGATTGATCCGATGTTCATTGAACTTCTGGATACAGTTAAGAAAATTCAATTTTTCTACAATTACACGATCGATAAAAACGATAGAAGATATAATCAATAATGAATAACTATCAATACTTAAGATTCTTCAATAAACGAGGAGAATACTGTAATTTCAATTACGACGAATCTAACGACAAGTGGATTGGTCGTATTGACATGCAAACTGTCTCTGAAGGACTATTTGAAACTGAGCAAATCTACATATTAGAAGAGATATTCGATACGACTCAACAGCAAAAAACTTTTGCATATCCACATTCAAATAATCTATCTTTAACTTCTCCTAAATTTAAAGCTTATTTTGATATTGTAAATCCTATTCCTCAGATAGCACTATTCGATGTATCATCAACGGATCTTACTATTTTCTATGAACAGGAATTTAATATTGATGTTGACTTAACACAAACAGTAGCTGGTCCTACATTCACTTTTCCGAATATCAAGGAAAGTTCCGTAATTAATCATTCATCATTACAGATTAATGTTTCGTTCGGTCCTACCGGAGAAGACTCATATAAATCAATTCTATATATAGAAAACGAAGATTCACAAATTATAGCAGAAATAACATTCTACGGTGAAGGTGAAACGGAAGACGAAAGACTAAGAGCTCTATTAATGTCAATGGGTAATGATATTTTGCCTTCGGATTCTATAATTTTTGATGCATCTGATGTTAAAGAAGAAAATCCAGATTGGACACTTATCAATAGAAAACGAAAAGAATTACTTTTAGAGTATTCTAATATTTTCCCTTATATGGGATCTTACAAAGCACTTATTAATGTTCTAAAATTCTACGGATATCAGAATGTGTATATGAAAGAATATTGGAAGAACGTCGATCAAGCTTCACCGAATTTTGGAAAATATCGTCAAACCGATATTATTGACATCTTCTCTACTACACCGGATCCTCAAATATCAAAACTTATACCGAGTAAAATCTATAAGAAGACGAACATGTTTGGTTTATTCTACGATATAAACGTAGTCACTGATCAATTTGATACGAGTGGAACACCTATCACACAAGAAGTTTTTACATTTACACCTGAAGAAGTTCTAATTAAACTATTCGCTCTTAAGAGAAAATTAATTCAATACTATCTTCCACTTAATGCTAAAATTGTTGATATTATAGGAGAAGCTGTTTTCTTTGCAACATACAAAATTAATTCGGTAGTTTCACAAAATCGTATAGATGCTATCTCATTAGGAATAAAACCTTCGTATGAAGTTTACCCTAGCAAATCTGGATATCTAAAAGATCTTCGCCCTCTATTACAATTTGGGGCTAAGATTGGACCTGATATGGGTCCTTCTAGTTTTACTGCTTATAGAGTTTATCAAGGATTGATAGATAGTGATATTTATGTAGGTAGAGGACAGAAAGTACAATTGGATATAAGTTTCGTTCAATCCTCACCTTTACCACCAACAACTCATGCTACAATCACGTATGATTGGCAATTAGATGAAACTAGAACAGATTGGACGATTAGACAAATATGTGATCAGATTGTTAGTATGATAAACGATCCTTCTGGTTCATATGTGTACGATCCTGCAACTGGAAATTCTGGATATACTTACGTTTATGATCGATACACTGCTTACGTCGAATCAAATAATAATACTGTTAGGATTGTAGAAAAAAGCTCTGGACTGTTAGTAGATAACATAAATTTCGTTTTTACTTCCACTTCAACTGCTCCATTTGCTCCTACTTTGATATATCCTAGCAACCAAACGATCTACGACATAGATCCAAATCCAGGTGGATTTTGGTTAGATGGTGCTCCTTTGAGTTTCTTCACAGAAGCATTCGTTGGGTATTTCAATAACTTTAATGTCGAAGTGAGTAATCTGAATGATGCTCCTGACATCCCAATTGGTTATCCAATAGTACTTAAAAACAAGACATTTGACATCACGTGGGATAACGCTAATGCAACGTACAATCAAATAGATGCGGTAGGTACAACTTTTTCTACCCTCTATTCTCAATTTGCGAATTCATTTACGATTGCCGGTGGATCAGCAGGTTGGACAACTTTTAGTAATCCTGTTCAAGTTCCAGTTGCTTCATTTCCGTCTAATTATCCAAATCAATTCACATACACATGGGAAAATTTAGGTTTCTATAATCACGTAGAAATGCAATGGATTGTATGGAAAGATGCAGATGAAACTCCTGCATATAGATATGACACAGGACAAAGACCGATTCCAGAAATTAACGAACTAGGATTGTATCTTCCTTATGTCGGAAAATATAACGTAGAACTCCGTTTATGGGACTTGTACAATACTCAATCTTTCTTAATAGATGAAGATATAATTGAGGTTAAAATGGCTGAAGGTGACTTTATTGGATGGTATACGAAGAGAGAACTAGAATATGCAATAAACACTCCTAAATATGAGGTTCAAAGAAACTATCTAGTTCCAAATCCTCCTTTAGGTACTCCTCCAGAATTGATGACTTGGGATGAATATACATCCACTTGGGAATTACCACTTCACCCTAATGAAGCAATAGAGATGGCTGAAATTACAGGCAATTCTTTAGATTCTATTGAATTCTATCAAACAATGATAAATCCGATAGATAACCCATTGGTTGATAGATATGCATACACTTTCGATTTGATCGATGATATCGCAACATGGGATGATGCTTATCATTTATGGTGGGATAACACAGGAACGAGAATAACTGAATGGTCTATAGAATCTTTCAATGAGCCTAATGGTTCGACTGCAGGAGACGGAATCATATTTATGGCTAGAGCAAACAACGCTCATCTTCTAACTTCTTACACGCCATTCTACACTTTAGGTCCTACGGGCTGGACCGGTGCCACTTCCACTGGTGTAGGTTTTACAGGTGGAGATTTGATGTTCGTTAAATCTTTACAAAAAGTATTCATACACGATGGAACTGATTTTGCTCTAACAAATTATGAAATGGACGCATTGGTAATCAATCTTCCTCTAGGGACTGCACCTAATGATACAAAATTACGAGCATTAGCTACTTTCGAAGCACTCAATACGATTAATGAAGTCGACAATCCAATATTCTCCGACTTCATCTATTACTATAACGAAAAATATGATTCTAATTATAGTCTAGTGCCTTATATTAAAGCTGCGTCTAAAGTTCCAGATAAAACAGGAAGACATAGAATCGGATATTCCGATGAATTCACAGGAGACTTTAAGTCATATGAAACAGTTTATTTTGGTTATTTAGGGGATATTCCTACACATTTTGAAATTCCATACATCAGCGGAACTTCAAATTCATTTACAATATCTTATTTGACAGGAAACGTTACAAATAACATCGCATCATATACATATACTACAGGTGCTACAACTTTACATAGTTTATGTAATGAGTTAAATGGTCCTTCTGCTCAAGCATTGCCAGTAATCGGTGACTTCATTTATAATATGGTCTATGGTTCTTCTGGTTGGTCTGGTGGAACTGGTCCTACTTCTATGACTGACGTTAAAGTTCAAGGAGTAGCAAAAGCATTCGTTGAACCACAATCGATCGGTGCAACTTGTTCATCTGGAATGAAAATTACTAGCTATGGTAGATCTCTAATCAAAAATCCTACATGGGATAATTTGAGAATCGCTAAATATGCTGATAAATTCCCTCTTCTGACTACAATGAATTTCACTTATGACAATTCTAAAATAGTCGGAAAGACTCAATCCGAATGGTTTCTTGAGAAAGAAGGGGACCCAGCCTTCTCGAATATATACTATAATAATCAATACTTCTCGTATATGTTTAATCAAAAAGGTAGCTATTCTTTAAGTTTAACTATCACTGATTCGAACGGAAACAAGAATACAATTAAAAAATCCGAAATAATAAAAATCGTCTAAAAAATGGCAATCACATTAACTACACTGAATGGTACTGACTCAATTGCAGCCACAAGAATCACGATTAACGATAACTTCTCTACGATTAGCGCAGCTATGAATTCATTGTTATCGATAATCGATATTGCTACTGGTTTATTTGACAATACCGGCTATGGTTCAAATAGCAACATTAACACTGAAAATTTAACTGTAACAGGAAGTTCAGGAATTACAGTAACATCTGGAAGCATTAATATTCCTTTAGGGAATTTAATTTTAGGTGGTGCTATCGAATTTGGATCTGGTACTAACGTTAAGATTAAAAAAGTCTCTAAGCCTACTGGTACTTCTTCTAACATTTTTGTTCTAGATTTGGCTGGTGCTTCTGCTGCAACTGGTGGAACTGCTCCAGGTTCTGTTGGTTATGTAGCTTTACCTCGTGCTACTACATCTAGTATTCAATCAATTCAAAACCCTGAACTCGGTTCTATTGTATATGATACTGCACAAAACGTTCTAGCTTATTGCGTAGGAACATCAAGTGGAATTGGTACTACTGGTACTTGGTATAAGATATCTGCAACTGGAGCTACAACTCTATAATAAAACAAAATCATTAAATGGCAACACCGCTAATAAATCCTCTTAGAGTACAAGGTGGGACTTTCTATACATTTTCATCTGCAGTAAAAGACATTCAAAAGACTTTTACCGATGATGATGCTAGATTTGTTTTTTCTAAGTTTGCTTTGCTTAACATACCTGATGTTGCTACTCCTACTGGAAATAAAGAAAACTATATCGTATGGGAAGCATTAGGTGCTGAATTAGGTGGAGGAGTATCTTCTGTACCTTCTTTACTATCTGACAATAATGTAAATCTTGCTCAATCATTTCAAAATTATGTGCTAAACTTTGAAGAAGAGATTCTTCAAGGTACGAATACTCTTGCACAAGCTTACGATCCAACTCAATTACATACAGTTTCCGAACGTATATTTTGGAAATGGATGGCACAAATAAATGCTATTCGTTTTAGAAATGCAACAGCTGCTGAAGCATACCCAGGAAATCGTTATACAGAAGAAGATCCTACACAATATTATAAAAGAGTCGTTCAATATATTGGTGACATTGATGTAGTAAATAATGTTTCTAGAGGTGGACATGCATACTCAGAAGTTTATATCAATATTCCTACTCAGCACGGAAATACTCCTCTGGTTCTTTGGAAAACTTTTCAAGATCCAAATTATAGCCCTGGAAGAGTTTGGACTAACGGTAACCCTTATATTGCTGGTAGAGATTCTGGATCTATACATCCAAGTGGTATGAGTTTATTAGCATACTATGATTATGATACAAATAACGATTATCAATCAAATTCAATATTTGGTGCAATCACTAATTGGTTAGGTAATGCTCAATTGCCAAGTTCAAGTGCATCTAAGCCAGTTCTAATTTCTAGAATGGATGGAGCAATATTAGATTTTGATGAAAACTCTTATGCACCAATTCTTAATGATGGTACGATATCGTCATTAACTGAATTTAATGCTACTGATGCTGCATCTGACTTTACATTTAATGCTGCCTTAGTTTATTACGATACTTATTCAGCTTCAAATTCTGGTGAAAAAGCTACAAATCTGTATGGGATATTAATTTTAGACGATTATGTTAATGCACCTGCAGGTAATTCTTATCTTAAGAGATTTGATAAATTTAAACCGAATAAAGTAACTAAACTTAACGGTAATGGTTATAGTTTAAAGATCGATATTAAATTCGATTCAACTGTTGCAAATTCAGGAGTCGAAACAATCATCAATGATTATAACACATTCTCAATGGACTTGTTTATCGATGCTTCTACTAGAATGCAAGAAGCAGCTGCAATGTTCATGGACACTGAGTTAGATATCATCGATCTAAAACAGAGAATACAAACTCTAGAAAACTTCACATTCACACAACAGCAATTAACAGATATTGCTCAAAGGTTATCTGACTTAGAAACGAGTTTAAATAATGCTAAATTAGCATTCGCTTCTAGTACAACACTGATCGACTTAATTAACGTTAATGCAGACAATATTAATCAAATTCTATCTGGAAATCTTTCAGTTAATTTGACTTACAATACCAACGTCTTACAACAAGGTGATGGAATTATGTTAGATAGATCTGTACCGAATCAAGTTACAGTTCTAAACAAAAATCAAGTTTACAATAACTTTGCTGTTTGTTCAAATTCTGCAATTTTATCGAACCCACAAAGATCCTTGGTAAGTATAGCTGGAAATGGAATAAATCCTAACGACCCTAACAATAATAACGTTATCACTTTAGGAAAATATGCTAATTACTTCAGACAGGTTAGTACAGGTCATACTAATATTGATACACAAACTGGTGTAGAAGTATTTGATGATAATCTAACAATTAACATCGATGACAATCCAGTAGCTTGGAAAAAAGGACAAACATTTAGATTTGTATTTGCAGATGAAATAGACCTAAATGGCTACACGATATATATTAAAACCGATTCTACGAACAAATTTGGACAAGGAATTTTCGGTAAGATAATAGGTTCAATAACTCCAGGTATGATAATGTCTTCTCGTCCAATATTAGAAATTATCTGTACAGACGAGAACATTTACACATTTAACATAGACATAATAAGATAAGATGCAAACTAAATACTCATTAACTACTTTGCTCAACAATATGTTGAAGCTACAAAACAATGGTTATCAAATAATTACGAAACTCTCTGACGTAGTTTCATCCAATGCCGATACTGTTGAAGTTGATGTTATGGACGGAAATGGAGTAATTCAAAAAGTATACGTCCCTTCATATGGAGCACTAAAGAATCAGCTCGTAAGAATGGAACAAGATATTAAAAGTTTATCTGGAGTAGGAGATACAACATCTTCTATTCAACTTTCAGATGGAACTTTTAGAAAAATTCTAGTATCGTCTTTACAAAAAGAAGCAGCTGACATTAAACAAATGCCTGCTCCTACGACATTCAATAAAAGAGAAAACTGGTTCTTTGAATCTTTCATGAATCCTCTACTCTATGTTTCCTTCAATTTATCAAATCAGATCAAATATGAAACTGAAAAAATTGAAGTAGCTCGTTACATCCTAAATCTTGATAGTGCAGAAAAGGTAAGAATCTTCAATGATAGATTCTCAGGTAAATCAGATATAGTTTATCAAGACTTCGTACAAGTACTTCTTGATAACGGTATAACATATTTCTTAGATAGAGAAATGATCGATATGCCTGCGAGAACTTTAAGATACTTCGGAGACTTTACAGTTACTAATGTTTTCGATGATACTCTCACTTCTACAGTAAATAATGCTACTGTTCAAAAAAGAGTTCTTCGAGTACAATTAGATAAGCTATCATATAACGATAATCAATCAAGATATTTAGGAACTTCTTCACTTAAAATTGGAGATTCTCTAGTTGTTAATAGTCAAAGACAAAACACAAGATATCGAATCCTTGATGTTGAAGCTTCTACTAGAACGGTATCAGTTGAATTAGTTGAAGGTTTTGATGCAATCAAAATCGGAAAAAACGTTCTTTCATTTTACGGTGAAGAAAAAGCTGAAGTTAATGCAGAAGTAAATATCGGTTTCAATGAATATTGTGTAATTTTCGTAAAACCTATCGATCCTGATTCTAGAATACAATCAGTAAATTGGTCTCCTGGTGTAGGTCTATATACAAATAATTTAAAAATCGTAGATCCTAGTAACGGATCAACGACATCTCTTGCTACGTTCTATCAAAATGAAGTAGTTGACTTCGGTGCATTCCTTTACTCATCAGTAAAAGATAAAACGCCACCATCGATATTTGGTATCGTTCCAGATGCTCCAGTTTTAAATCCAGCTAACTTTGAAGTTCTTCAAATTAATGAACATTTAACATCATCAGGTTCTCTATCTAATCTACAAAAATTGCAAGCAGATAAGCTTCGTGTACAATCACAAGTATCTGCATCAGATAAAGCTATTTCCGAAATACGTACAAAAATACAAACTACTAGATACTCATCACAAAAGCTACAAGACACAGATAACAATCAATTGTCTAAGTTAATCGATGAAAGAGGAAGACAATCTTCATTATATGCTTCTATTATAGACGATATCAATAAGATTGCTGCTTCGGAATCAGTTGAAAATCTAACACCTAAATATAGACTTAGAGGTTTCTTTCCTATCCCAGATGCAAAAACATCAGATAGAACAAAACCTCAAGAAGTTGTTCAATTCATTATTCAATATCGTTATGTTAAGAAAGATGGCTCAGCTAATCAACCTCAACAAATCGGCTTCGTTGATAATGACGGACAACAAAGACGAGGTACATTCGCATCTTGGGTTGAATATAAATCTGAAATTAGAGCTCGTCAAATAGATCCTGCTACAGGTATTGCAAATTGGGCCGTGGATGATGTTGAAAATGCAGACGTAGTAAATATTAATCAAATTGATATCCCAATCCAACAAGGTGAAGGTGTTGAATTCCGTATAAAATCTCTTTCTGAAGCAGGTTGGCCGGTTACTCCCCTTGAATCAACTTGGTCTGAAATTGTTAAGGTCGATTTTCCAGCTAAATTTGAATCTATCCCTGATGCTAATTCTATCGTTGAACAAGCTAAGAAAGAACAAATAAAAGTAGAACTTCAAGCAGAATTAGTAGTTATGAGTCTTGATAAGGTATCTAACTATACGATATCTCAAAATGGTGATTTTTATACCACAGATGCTGTACATGTTGCTTCTGGATTCTTAACTCCAGAAAATAACATTATCAATCTTTTCGATAAGTTAACTGCAATGGATTCTGAATTAGCTAATATTAGAGCTCTTATTGCAAATGCAAAAGGAAGTATTTCTATCCGAATTGTCGATGACCAAGGTCAAGAATATACAGTTGAAAATAACTCAACTATACGTATTTTTGCAGGTAATTATAGAGATCAAGTCTCATCTCTTCCGATTAAGAAGGGTGTAATCATTACTAAGAATTACTTCATTAAAATTAGCAATGATGCTGCCTCAGTATTAGAGTTATACTCTAGATTCTACGGTTCAAAATATACGAAAATAAATTCTTCTTGGGCTTCGGGTACCAATTATAATCTGAATGATACTGATTATAATAGGTTAAGAAGATATGATTTTGTACCTTTAGGATTGTCAAACCCTGATTCAAATGATATTGCAACTTATGGATTCATTAGAACTACACCACAGCAATCGTCTCAAGTTACAGGTCAATTTATTAATTCTAGATACACTTCGGTAGATGGAACTAGAAACTTATATAGCAATACTGCAGCAGGAGCAACATACGGAATTCAAAATTCTAGACAATACATAGTTGGTTCTACTTTCACTGGTTCTACTGCTAATACACTCTCTGAAATTGAATATCTAGCTACAGTGAATTTATTAACGTCTTACACTGGACCTTCTTCATCATCCGATTTTATCTGGAGAGGTGGTGTATCTCCAACTAATGTGATTCCAGCAGGTTCTACATTCGTAACTAACACATTCAATTCTCAGATATTCATACACACTGATCACCCGGATATCCCTTCTTGGATAACTGAAGGTGCTGGTGCAACAACTACTATATCTACAGTTGTTTCTGGATATGTTAGAAATTCTATTCTTTCTAATATCTCGAAAGGTTCTACGGGATCAAATATACAAACCGGTTTATTTTTCAGAAACACTGGCGCTACTTCTGATTCTTACGGAAAGATTGGTTTCTCTTCGTCCGATCAATTCTTGATAGGTCCTGCATCCGTAGGTGCTTACCTATTCGTCAATCCAAATTCTCATACAGATTTGATTGTTAATGGTTCAGATGCTATTTCATATAAAGATGTACAATTTGGAAATGCTAATGCTTTAACTATCCCTATAACATTCCAATATCGTATGACAGATTATTTCGGTACTGGTTCTGCAGGTCTTGGTAATATTGCTGGCTTACAATCTTCAAATAGTTCTACTAATTTAGAATACACAAAAACTATAGGAATTGACGTATATGTAAACCCTCTCGATAAAGAAAGATTCTCTTTCGATCTCGAAGTAACTGCTAGATATTACTCTAAATCTCTAATCACTAAAGACATTCCGGTTAGAACTTTCGAAGCCGCATTAGATGATCTATCTAAAACAATTAAGGTTGTAACTCCTAGAACTTCTAGAGACACTATCGTAAGAAATGGAGGTAGACGTGGAGGTGGAGGTGGATGTCCAGATCCAATGACACCAATTAACATCACTGAAGAATTAGCAGTACTTGCAGGTTCACTTAGTGTAGGTGATACTGTATATACAATGCATGAAACTACTAAAGAATTTGGTTTCTTCAAAATCATGGAAGCAACTCCTATAGTCGAAGAGAAATTGAAAATCTCATTTACTGATGGTACAGACATCACAGTATCTGACTCACATAAATTCTTAATGGCAAATGATGAATGGAAACGTTCATATGCTTTAACTGTAGGCGAATCTATTAAAGGTTATATTGAAGATAGAACGATATCTAATATCGAATCTATTGGAACTGGTACAGTTATTAAGTTTGAAATTGAAGACGCTCATACTTACATATCTAATGGTCTAATATCTCACAACAAGGTAGCGATCAATCAAAGCTTCGAATAAACCTTTCGATATTCAATATCGATAAAAAGAATTGAATAAATAATAAGATATGTCAGCAATACTTAAAAGAACATCTTTTGGGCTGTTAAGAACTAACCCAAAACTAACTACTAACGTAAAGATAGTTGCGGATTCGAAAGATCATGTATATCTAGAATCCATCGATGCTGACCCTTTATTGACAAAATCTATCTATAAAGGGTTTGAAGTAACCGGTGGTTCATATTCTAGAGATTTGACTCGTTTCTTTTCTCAAGGCTCTCAACTCCTTCCGAAATCTATAGCATACTTTGTTTTTGAAAAAGACGAATCTGTAGAAATTAAAGACAGATACAAAGATCAATATGATTTTTTGTACGAGATGGGTATGCAGCCAAAAAACTCTCGAATTTATACTGAAGAGTTTTCTATCTTTTCTCCTCTTTGGATTGAGCCTGGAAACGAACCAGACTATTTTTTAATTTTCAAAATGGACGGTCCTTCGACTTTAGACTATAATGAATATCTTCGAAATAACCCTGGAACCAATCTTGATAGCGATCCAACCTTAGATAATTTAGTAACATCTCCAGAAAATTTCTTCAATAATTTCATAGATAAAGCGAAGATTATTAAAACTTTCGATTTGACTAAAAACTCTTCAATTGGTAGATATATTAGAAATCATTCTGAAGATCCTCTATTCCCTGAATCATCTATATATGCTTCTTTAAGTAAAGGTGAATTGACATATTGGCAAGGTATATCTTATGGTGA